AGATCAGCTCTTCCAAGAAAGCTATATTCAGTACCATGAGTACGAATTAAAGATAGATAAAGATAATAATCATTATTTAACAAACGGGGATAAAGAAATACCCGTAAATGTGTTTATGGGGGTTGACCCTGCTTCTTCGGTACGCAAAACGGCTGATTATTCTGTAATTATGCCAGTTGCAGTAGACGAAAACAACAATAGGTATATTCTCCAGTATTACCGCCAAAGGGCAACTCCCATGCAATTAGCTGAGAACATTATAGAGTATTTCAAGCTATTCAAGCCTGTCAAGGTGAGAGTAGAGAGCGTTGGTTATCAGGAGATGCTTAGAGAGTACCTAAGGCAACGTTGTGAGGAAGAGAATATCTTTATATCTGGTCTAGAGATCAAAGAGAACCCTAGAACCAGTAAATCATCAAGACTAGAGACCATGCAGCCATACTTTGCTCAAAAGAAGATGTATATGCTAGAATCTATGAGTGAACTACGTGACGAGCTTCTACTATATCCTCGTGGGAAACATGACGATCTTTTAGATGGGCTTTTTTATGCAATGAAAAAATGTTACCCACCTTATCATAAAAGTGTTGTAAAAGAAAATAAAAAGTCTTATACTCCAGACAATTTAGATGACGTAAGCTGGAAGATAGCTTAATTTGGAACTTTTACTTAAAGTATTAGTTTAATGATTCAAAGTCTGTGATACATTGCATAAAGATTCATATAAAGACCCTGACGTACAATTAACACAAGACCTATTATCGGAATATTCCTCTGCACGTGAGAACTGGGTAACTCAAGCGGTTGAGGATAATGAGTTCCGTAATGGGAAACAGTGGACGAACGATCAGGTAACAGCCCTAAGAAAAAGATCGC